TTTTATAGTTAAGTTATGATCGGATTTCCACTCATATCGTATCTGACGGCCTGACCAGTGTTTAAATTGGTGGTTGTATATCCAGTTTGATATTCTTCATCACCAATCTTTATAGACTGTGCATCGCCAAGTTCCGCTGTTCCAATAAACTCTTCTGGATCTAGATATCTACCGTCTGGAGTTTGATATAAAATAGTTCCATCTGCTAATTCTACGACCCTAACCAACTCATCAATGATTTCACCGCTCATGTATCTCTGCATATATTTAGGTAGACCGTATCCCGTTCCACCTTTTCTGCGCCTCTGGAAGTCTGCCATAAGATCCCTGACAGCAAAATTTTGATCTACTTTATAAACATCTTCTGGTTCTATGACTTCTGGTTCATCAACTATTTCTTCTTGCCCAGAACCATCTCCTGAACCATCGCCAGTGCCTGATCCAGATCCTTCTCCATCTCCTGAACCATCGCCCCCAGTGTCTGTGCCATTTCCATCAAGCGCACCATTAACTGCTCCTTGAACGTCATCAAATTCACCTCCATCACCTGTGCCAGCCGATCCATCATCGTTAAAAACAATCTCAACATCACCATTGCCAGTTTCGCCGTAAGTGCCGTCAATTATGGACCTAACAACTTTTTCGTATTCGTCCATGTCAGTAAAAGTTAAAATCTCTCCATCTGGGCTTGTAACGGTGTAGACAGGCAAGTCTGGTGAGTTTATTTGTATTTCTGGATCTTTTGTGGTTTCATTATCTACTTCTGTTGCCGTTGATGGTATAGCATCAAAAGCATTCAACCCAGCTTCGTCATAGCCGCCAACAACACTGCTGTCTGTTCCTGTCTGTTGGTTGTTAAGAGACAAAGCATCTTGCGAGTTCACAACTCCATCATTGTTTAAATCATATTGAGCTAAATCTGATTGAGAAACATTAGGATCAACAAGATAATTTAAAAGTTCAGAAGATGATAAGTTATCAAAAGCATTCAAACCAGCTTCGTCATAACCACCAACAACGCTGTTATCTGTTTCGCTGTTTGTTAATTTTTCAAAATCTTCAGTCGAAATAAGCTCGACGTTTAAAGGTGTTGTTTCAGTTTCTGGAGGCAGAAGATTTGCTGGGTTGTCAGTCAGTTCAACACCATACAAAGGATCGTCGCCAACGCCTCTGACCCCAATTAAATCTGCACCAAAATTAATTAAAGTTGTGGCAACATTCGAGTTATCACCGCTTGTGGTGCTGATTGTCTGAAGCAAGTCTTCCATATCATCTTTAGGAAGCAACGCTAAGTCTGTCTTTGCCCCATCTGGAAGCGCCATAAATTCGCTTTCACTCTTTGGCACTGGCACACCGTAATTGGCTAAAAACGTAGATTCAAACGTATCTTGGCCGGGAACATATGTTGATTCATCTATTGTGACTTGAAGTGGTGCAGTTTCTGGGTAGCCATCAACGTAAGTTACACCTTCATATTGACCAGTAAAATTCACACCATTTCCAGTAACTAACGGCTCTGATGAATCAGTTAAGTCAAACGATAAATCATCGCGGCTATCTCCTGATGTCAGTGAAAAGTCTGTATCGTCTTCTTGATTATAAAAATCACTAACAGCTTGATCCATCATAAATTGGTTAGAAGTATCAGTTGTAGTAACTGGGATATTCGTCAATACACCATCTAGATCGTCATAGCCTGTCGCGGGGGTGACAACCCCAGCTCCATTGCCTGTTGGTGATATTATCTGATCACCCCTTGGGTCAAACTCATCTGGGTCTGTAACCAAACCTACAAAGTCACCAGCCTCATCTACATAGTATTGTGTTCCGCTATCTAAGGAACGTATTTCCAAGCCGCCAGAAGTAAATATAGGTGTAGTTGTCACAACATCTGGCTCACTGCCTATGCCACCTAAACCAACGCCGCCAGCATATGTATCACTGCCAGATCCTGCGCCAGATAAGTCTAATTCTTGGCCAATTTTAATTTGGTCCACATCTGTAATGTTATTCGCGGCTGCTATTTCAGCAACAGACATATTATTGTCTTCTGCGATTTGAGAAAGGGTATTACCAGAAGTGACTGTGTAACTGTTGTCGTTATCGTTGCTTACAGCCGCTCCAGATTGATCGCCATCAAAATCGTAAATGTTTGTGTCAACCCAAGTTTCGAAAGCACCACCAGAATCAAAGAACCCCGGTTCATCATCGTCATCGTCATTAGAAGCATCTGTTGTGGTAGTGGTTGAGCCGCCACCGAAAATATCACTCAAACTCCAAAAAGCTGGCACACCGCCCGGTCCTGCCACTGGAGGCATACCGCCCCTCATCTTCTGCAACATCTCCTCTTCTTGGGGATTGATGTAAGACAGCATGTGAGGCTGACCCATGATTTGAGTTTCTCTTGGGATGTTATCAAACGCAGCCATTGGATTTTCTTCACCCATAACTTCAGGCGTCTTCTCAGGTTTATCGTTCAACCTTGCTTTTGATTTATCGCTTCTAAAATCCCACGCGGCCAATCCCTTGGTGGTTTTTTGCTTTAATCTGTTCGCATTTCTTTGGTTTGGCATTTAATTTATTCCAAATTACCCACGGGATTGCCCTCTGCATCAAAGTATATTGGCAATCCATCTGGCCCTGTCTGGCTGTATCCTCGCAAATACCTCTCATCTGGACCCTCAACAGTAAATGCATTTTCTGTGCGAGCTGTATTAGAAAATTGCTCTGGGCTTAAAATGCTGCCATCTGGCCTTTGATATGCAATAGATCCATCTGCAAGAGTAATTTGCTGGGCCATTACATCAAAGTTTTCGCCAGTCATATATTTACGCATGTATGCTGGCATAAACGCATAACCACCGCCACCGCGAGAATATCGATCATAATCTTCAGAAGTTCCGCGAGTGCCGTAAATGCCTCTGCGCTCATTTTCATCTCGGCCAGCCGTTGAAATGGTAACGTCATCTATTCCATAAACTTGGTTTACAGTAGATCCACTTGCGGCATCATTATATGGCACAAAGTTATCAACAACTTCCTGCACACTACCATCACCCATAGCATAAAAAGATCGACCATCACTTGTGATAAAACCGTTTTCTGTACTCATGCCGTATGGATCTGCATTAGCAGCATCTGACTGAACTCCAAACACTGTTTGGAAACGATCATAATCATTTATACCATCGTTATTTGCGTCTGCGCTGTAAGCTGGATTATCGAATGCTGATAGACTTAAAGTCTGCCCGACTTGCAATTCGTTTGCCCGATCTTCAAGGCCAGCAGCTCTGAGCTGATCAATATCTGTTTGAGTGACGTTAAAACTTGATGCTGGTAAAGATGGCGGCAAAAACGCGCCGATATTATCAGATGATAAAACCTGATCTGCAAACGAGGACATAGTTGAATCATCGAACCCAACGTAATTCCCTTGTGCATCGAATTGTGGTGTGGCTCCCATTTCCAAAGCAGCAACTTGCTGATCAATTATTGATTGCCTATCAGCTATGCCGCCCGACAACATCTGTTCTCCAATAGCGCCACCAAAAACTGGAACAAACATTCCCGGTAAGAATGACGCAAAGTAAGCCATATCACTTGGCGGCAAGTCTTCAGTCATTTGCTGCGTAGCTGTTGCTATTGAAATTTCGTCTGCATCCATTCCAGTTGTGTCTATCACATTGTTGCTGGGATCATCAGAAACGCCATAGATGTAATCGCCTGCTGAAGAGTAACCGCCACCTGTCAAAGACGCTCCAGTTTCATCATCAACCAATTGGCCATTGACGTAAGAAGCTCCATCAAAAGGTGTAAGGAAATTAGCCAAATCTTCTCTTGTGCTGTTTTCAACGCCTGTTGCAGTTATTGGGCGTGTTGCAGTTGTAGCAGGCAAAGTTGATGTTCTAGTTGGCTCATTGTCGTTATCATCATTGCTAGTAGTGTTTGCCGCTCCAGAAATAACATTGCCTGTGGATGTTGTACCGCCAGCAGATATTGATGCGCCAGTGTTGTCATCAACTAACTGACCGCCAACATAAGATGCGCCATCGTTTGGCGTAAATATGTTTGCCAGCGTTTCTGTAAAGCTGTTGCTATCGTTGCTGTCATTGTCATTACCGCCGCCGCCGCCGCCGCCGCTATCGCCTCCACCACCAAAACACATTATGCCATCCTCTTCTGTTGTTGTACTGGGGGCTGTGGTGCAGGCTGTGCCGCAACATTCATTTGAGGCTGTGGCATTGCATCTGCAATTGCACTCAGCGCACCCATATCACCCGCGCCCATTCTTTCGCGGATCTCAGCCACTTTATTCATCAAGTATTTGCTCATATCCATAGGAGGCTGGCCCTGTGGCCCTCCTTGCATGGGAGGATTAGGAGGGCCACTTCGTGGACCCTGCTGCGGTAAACCGCCGAACGCAGCAGGATTAATTGGAGGAAGTCTATACTCTGGGTACATTCTTCATCGCCTCCATCTGAATTTTAGCTGCGTTCTTTTCCCTCTCAAGCTGCAACTCTGCTTCTAGCTTGGTGATCTTGGCCTGCATATCTGCTTGCGCCTTGGCCATTTCGATCTCCATATCCTGCCTTGCTTCTGCTTGCTTGATCTGAATGTTTGATTGCGCCTTGGCTTGATCTGATTGAATCTGCGCCTGCGTTCTCGCCTTCAGAGCTTCTGTCTCCAGCTTGGCCAATTCCTGTGCGTATTGCAAAGGATTTCCTTGCTGTCCACCCTTTTGACCCATGCCGCGCAACGCTTCGATCTGCTTCATTTGAGGCGATGCCGCCACAACTTGTGCAGCGCGTTGGCTAATCAAGCGATCTTGTTCTGGATCTACATCGTTAAACTTGATCTTCATATCTTTGAAATCTGGAAGTGGTGGCAGTGGGATATTAACGCTTGCCTCCATGCGCTGACGGTACAGCAATGCGATGTGTTCCGCGATATGCGCGATCAATACAGGCTGCATTGCCTTTGCACCGGGATTGCCTGCCAAAGATGGATCTTGCAGGAACTGCATGTGAACCGCAATGTGCGCGTCATGGTCCTGCTCTGGGAATGCGCGAATTGGCTTGCCATACATCACGCTCATGTTCTCATCGATTGGGTCCATCTGAACCGCCTCTTCAGGCTTCTTCAGGATCTCATCAATGTTTGGAATGCGGATCGCTTCATACATGCGCTTGTATGCTTCGTAAAGATCGTGAAGCTGTGGCGCTGATCTAGACATTTCCAAAACAGCTTGAGCCTGTGCAATGCGCTGGGCTGTTGAGAATATGTTTGGATCTGACACTGGCACGATGTCAATGCGATCATCAAAGTCAGTCCGATAGATAATATCTGCCGCCCCGACTTTTGCAAAGCTAAACTCATCAGGCAAATTCTCTGCGTTCAGGCCAGCCAGAAGTTTAAATTCTTGACCTTGTGCGTAATGCAGGCGCTTGTGAATTGCGCTAAATGCTTTGGAACCCTGCTCAATAAGCGCAACTGTAGAACCAACTGGAGCGTTTGGGTTCACGTCACCAACATTAAGATCAGCAGTGCTGGCAAAACGCTGGCCTGCTTCAACAATGTAACCTAGCAAGCTAAACAGGGAACTGCTTGGTTCCTTGAATGGCAATGGCATAATCGCCTTGTTCACATCATCGACTGTGCTGTCGAGATCCACAAACTCACCGGGGCTGATTTGCATGTCGCCGCCATTAACGCGGCCACGCAGCTTGAAGCCACCCTGCATGTTGGCAAATGCTGCACTGTCGAGAAGAGCGCGAAGCGAACCAGTCGCTGCTTTGCCCAAGCCGCCGATCATGTGGTACAGGCCAAAGCCATAGAAGCCTAGACCGGGCAGGAACTTATAGCTCACAAACCAGTCACGGCGCTTTTTCATCTCATCATCTTGCTTCCAGTTGCGTCGAACACTGACAACGCGCTGGTTTTCATAATCGATTGTGATGACATATGGGATGGCGACAGCGTTTTCGTCTGCCTCATCGCTATCCATTTCTTGACCATCGATGCCTTCGAACAAGTCATAGACGTGCATTTCGAGCAGCGTCATTACATCGTCTTGGCTGTTATCGCTGTATTCATCAACGCCTTCGATCTCTCCGATCACGTCATCGATGGGATCTATGCTGTCGCCAATGTAGGCTGTCGGGAGATAGTAACCGTTTTTAACATATCGATTGAAGTCATTCTTCGGCATACGAATGACGTGCGTATATCGCGGCGAGGTGTAGAGATCCTTGCTTTCTGGGGCGACTACAAAGTCTTCAGCCTTTACGAATTGGCTGCACTGCCGATCCATGTTTGCATCCCACCAGACTTTCTTGAAGGTGTGGCCGATCAGTGGGAGGTGAAACAGCATTTGGTCCAAATCAGGGAAATACTCAGGCATTTCCTGCGTGATTTGATAGTTCATAAACTCGCGCACCCTGCGAGCTTGCTCTTCCATTTTTTCGTCTGGCTCGCCAATGATGACAGATTTGACTGGACCGCCTGATGGGTACAACTCCGCAACAGCGCGAGCGTTAAACTGGGTTGCTGCCTCTGCGATCATTGGGTGGATGACGATGGACAGACCGCGAGTTGCGCGTTCATCTTCGCTTTCATCAAGGCCACCGTCTGGATCTAGCGTCTTCAAGCCTTGCTTGTAGCGGTTTTCCCATTCGGATCTGGCTTCTTTGTCGTTTTCAAAAAAGCCAATCAGCTCCTGCGCTTTTCGCGCCAGCTCTCTTTCGTCAATTGTTTCCGCAAGGTTTTGATCAAACTCTGCATCTTCCAATTCATCCATCATGTCCAACTCTGGATCGCCAATAAGAACATCGCCGTCTGGAAGTTGTTCGACCATTAGATCGTCTGATGGAGCGCCTTCAGCAAACGGGATAATGTTTTCTGGTTCAGCCATAGAGCGTCATCCTTCTTGTTTCTACAAAATCGTCATCATCTGGATCTTCACTATGACCCACAAACCATCCTTTTCGCAACCGTAGCCAAGCCTGTGTGCATGTATCAACAACATCATCATTGGGATGTGCTGGGAACGCCGCGCATATATCAATTAAATCTTTAGCCCATTTTCTGCTGGAAGGGAAGAAAATCCTTCCATCCTCCAAAAGTGCGGAGCTGGCATGGGCGCGAGCCTCCTTGTCACGATCTGGACTGTAGGCCAAAACTGGTACGCCTGCCATGCGTAAGTCTTGCAGCAGGGATTGCCCTGACGCCTTCTTTTCGATCAGCACAGCGTCTGGCTCCCACTCTTCGTAAGCCTCTTGGGCCAGCCTGCGTAGGTCAGGATAGCTTACCTTATCCCACCATGCCTCCAGCACAATGGCGCATGTTGCGCCTTTATGGGTAAACACGCCCCAAGTGGTTCTGGCGCTGAAGCTGGAACTTTCTTTTGCTTCGAATGCGGTATCGTATGATTGCAGAACATATTCGATGTCTGGCAAGTCTTCCTTTTCCCAAGGAACCCACCAGCTTGCCTTTAGGATTCCACCACCTTTTGGCGATGGCCGCTGCTGTAGCTGGCCTGCGGCTGCGTAAGATCCAAGGCTGCGCTCTAATGTTGACAGGGTTCTGTCATCAATGCGTTCAGGCCACAGCAGCTCGCCTTCTTTGGTGCGCGGATCTGAGAAGCCCAGCACTGATTTGCTTGGGGTTGGGTGGCCGATTTCGTATCTGGCAGGCAGGCATAGGTGGTTCCACTCATTGCCCAGCTCATTGGCCAAGATATGTCCTGTGAGATCCAGCTCATGGACGCGCTGCATGATGATGACAAAAGCACCAGTGCGGGGATCGTTAAGTCGGGTCTGCATGGCCTGATCCCACCACTCTAGAACGCCTTCACGCACCTTGGAGCTGTCGCTGTCCACTACGTTGTGCGGATCATCGATGCAGATGATGTCACCGCCATCACCAGTCAGAGCGCCGCCGACAGACGTTGCTATGCGGTATCCTGTCTTATCGTTTTCGAACCTTTGCTTCTGGTTTTGATCGCCAGTTAGCTCGAACTTTTCACCGAAGTGGCGCTTGTACCACGGGCTGTCGATCAGGCGGCGGCACTTGGTGCTGTCTCTGATGGACAGGGAAGAGGCATATGATGCGTACAGAAACTTCTTTTCTGGCTGGTGGGTCCACGTCCACGCTGGCAGCGCAACGGCCACGCTGATCGACTTCATGTGGCGTGGCGGCACATTGATGATCAGGCGTTTGATGTCGCCTTCTGCCACTGCTTGGAGGTGATCGCTGATTGCATCGACATGCCAGTTGTTTTGAAAGTCAACGCCCGGTTCAATCGTCGGCCAAGCTGCTTTCGTAAACTCCCTCAATGATCTGCGGTATTTCTCCGCTCTGACTTGCTCCAGAGTTAGATTGCTCAAAAGC